AAGAACGGGACTCCCCCGCCGGGCCACTGAGTAGGGACCTGTTCTCGCAGCTCCCACTCATCCCTCTTGGCCGTGGGCCCCTCAGCCTCCCTCCAGACCTCGCTCCGGTCCGGGTAGAGGACTCGGACCTGCTCGATCTCTTGCAGCTTCCAGGGGTCCTCTGGGTCCTCCTCCCGGGCGTATTCCAGGATGCGGACCATGGCCACCATCGAGTCCTTGACCCGCACCTCCAGGATTTCCTCCGGGTCGTACAGGCGGACGTAGGGTCGCCCCCCGGCGATGACCTCGAGCTCTCGATTGATCGCCTCTTCGGGGAGGGGCGGAAAGTCCACCAGGGCGTAGACCAGCCCCTTCGCCAGAGCAGTCCGGAACCCTCGGTGGAACAGGGCCGTCAGGTCGGTACCCCGTAGGTCGAGATCGTCCTCCAAGCCCTCGGGCAACTCCGGGACGACCTTGATCTTCTCCCGGAAGGGCTTGCCGGCCAGGGAGTCCAGCGACATCTTGAACTGGTTGAACAGGACAGCCCGGCGCGCCCGGCGCTCCCAGGACGTAGGCTTCTCCGCCTGGTGGCGGGGCAGGAACTCCGCCGCCTCCTCGCGGAGGCCCTGGGTGCCCCGCAGTAGTGCCCGCACAGGGGCCAAGGTGGAGTGCATCCACGCGCACGCCTTCGAGGGAGTCCTGACGCTCATGAATCCAATCCTAACCCCACAGGCCCCGGACGTGCATCCGGTGATCCACGTCCAGGAGCATGTAGCCCGTCTCGTCCGCTATATGATCTTCGCAGTTGGTGTCGATGTCATCCGGGTTCTTCGGACATCGAGGGATGCCGGGGATAGTCCGGATGAACTGCCGGCAGCTGTCGGTCACGAACAGGGCAGGCCGCTCCCTCAGGGGACCCTTCCGGGCCTCTCCCAGCATCCCTCGGAGCTTCTGCCAGGCGGCGACCCGAGATCCTGGGCCCTTACTGGCCCGGGTGAACGGCAGCCCTTCCAGCTCCAGCTGGGAGGCCACGGAGGGGATGCCTGGGTCGGAGTAGAAGATCATGCTGTCAGCGGGGCCGGGCTCAACTCGAGACCGGAGGCCGAAGAGGACCCTCTCCCGGTCCCTCCCCTGGATAGCGATCTGCGTGGGAGTCTCCCGGACACCCTCGTTGGCCTTGCCGGTCCACCCGTAGAGTTCGGCCACCCGGAAATGGTCCCCCGGCAGGGTTGGAAACTTCGATCCGTCTGGCAGTTCCAGCTCCGACCCGTCGGAGATCGCCCACCAGCCAATTGAGTAGGGCTTGGATGCCCCCCAGTCGAAACTCCGTCGGATCCTCCACGTCGAGGGGATGCGGAAGGTGGGGAGGACGTGGATCCGAGGATCCCACAGGTCGTCGAACATCCCCCCGACGCTGACTCCCCACCGGCCTTCCAGCCATGCCGCCCTCTTGGCTTCGGAATCCGCGGCGGCGATGACGGAAGCGAGGTAGTCCGGGTCGTTGTCGCGCAGGATCTTCAGGTACTCCCCGTGAATTGCCAGTCGATCCCGCTCTCGAACCTTGACCCCGTTCATCGCAGTCTCTCGGCCCTTGATGATCCGATCTAACATCGCCGGAAGCTGAAAGCGCTCGGCGATCCACTGGGCTCCCGGGCCGTAGGGGTTGGTGGTGCCGCGGTACATACGCGGCATCGTCGGGTCGGTAGCTCGACAGCAGGACATCATCTGCAAATACAGGTCGGGGACCGGCCAATTCGCGAGCTCCTCGAAGCCGATGAACGGGTACTCGTGCCCGTGATAGTCCCAGTAGTCGATCAGGTCGTTGATGTGCTTGAGGTACAGAGTCTCGCCGGTCGGAAAGGTCCAGAACTTGTCTTGCTGGTTGAACGTCGCGCGGGGAAACGCCTGCTTGAACCACCGCATGCTCTTGGCGATCACGTCCCGCAACTGGGGAACAGTCTGACGAAAGATGATCCCCCGCCAGGAGGCTCCGTAGCCTCGGTTCACGTTCTTGGCGTAGGACATGAGCAGGGCATCGGTCTTGCCGGAGCCGCGGGGGCCGGTGAACAACGTCTCGAACACCGGACTGTTCAAAAAGGCTAACTGGCAGAACTCGGGCGCCCAGAGGAGGGACTGAGGGTTGGGGGCGCTCACCGCATCCAGGGGGGCAGCGAGGGGGCGGAGGGAGGGGGAGGGGACGAGGGGGAGTCCCCCTCGTTGGAAGAGGCGGAGGGAGGGGACGAAGAGGAGTCCACCTCGCTGGGGTCGGGAGGGTCGGAAGAGTTGGAGGGCTCCCCTCCCGGGAGGTCCTCCGGCGCCTCCAGGTAGGAGTTCAGGGACACAGGTCCCTCGTCTGTGAACTCTTGGGGGACATACTCCGGCTCCGGCTCCGGTTCGGGTATGGAGGTCAGGGTGGCGGGCAGGGCCGAGTTATCCCCCGAAGCCAGGGCCTCTCGCTTGACCCGCAGGAGGTCTTCAAAGTCCCCTCCCACCCCTGGGGAGAGCACTCCCTGATGCACCAACTTGGGCCGCTGGATGGGCGCCAGCTGGGGTATCAGGATCACCCCGCCGGTGATATGGCCCTCCAGTTGGTGGCGCTGGGGCCGGTCATACTTCTCCGGCCGGTTGCCCTTGAGAAGAACTTCCAGGATCCGGGGGGAGTAGACCTTCCGGATCAGGGGGACCATGATCGGCCGCTGGACCATCTGGCCGTCCTCGTTGAGTTCTGGCGGTCCGTAGATGACCTCCCCGTTCTCGTCCCGGCGAGGGATCAGGACTTCCTGGCCTTGGTGGGTCTGCACCTCGTCGATGCCCTCTACCGCCTGGCGGTAGGCGGCCGCCTCGAGCCGGTCGGCGATCATCCCTTCCACCTCGATGAAGGCTTCCCCGAAGGCCTTGTCGTTCCGCCGGGCGTGCTTGACCGCCACGACCGAGACCTGGACCAGCTGGGCGGCCTGGGAGACGGTCCCAAACTCGAGGTAGTAGGCCAGAAACCGCCGTTTCCTCTCCGGGTCGAACCGGACCACCAGCTTGGTCCCCCGGTCTCCCGGGGAAGCGCTGTCCGCTCCCCAGCCCCCCTTGGGGCCGGGTCCTTGGCCGTGGTGCCTGGACTTCCAGGTATCACGGGTGGGCTGCTGGAAGGCGCCGGCCGAGTCAGCCAGCCAGGATAGGTCTGGGAGCTTCGGAGGCCGGGGTTTGGGGGGCGGGGTGGGTGGAGGGTCTAGCGGGGAGCTCAAGGGCCCCCTACGCTTCCGGGCAGCCCTTTCCGCCGCCATGCCGAGGGGGCCGCGGACGGGTGGCTTCCGGCTCATGCTCGGGCCCTGTCGCAGAAGGCCGGGGAGACCGGAGGGGCCTGGAAGTTGGGAGGGCCTAGCGCTTCGACCGCTTCGACCGCTCGGTTCGCCCGCACGTCGGGCCGGGCTCCGATGCCTCGTCGGAGGGGATGGGTCGGCGCCCGTCGGAGCGTCCAGCGTTCCTCAATCGAGAGCCCAGAGCCTCTCCCAGGCCCCAAGTGGCTGCCGTGGCCAGCACGATCAGAAGTTCTCGAACGGCTCGCATGGGTCCTCCAGGGAGCCAGCTTACCGGCTGGGCGGCGGTCCGTCAAGGTCGGGGTCAAGGCTTCACCGACCCCACCGGTTTCGCCGGGGGGACCCCCTCGGGGTAGACGGCCCCCCGGAGCTTGGGCGGGCGCTTGTTCTTTCGGCCGAGTGCCCGTTGCTGGAGCCGGCGAAGGGGCTTGCGGGCTCGGGCGGGAGCGAGGGGGAGGGCCCGGAGCTGGTAGTCCGCCCAGGTCAAGTACCCGGAGGGGGGCATGAGACTCCGGACCGGGCCGAACAGGGCGGTCTCGGGGACCCCCAGGACCTGGAGGACCTGCCGGGTGCTCTGGCACTCCGGTCGAGCAACCCGGCCACTCTCCAGGCGGGCCATGCACCCCCGGGAGATCCGGGCCCTCCGCGCGACCTCCGTGGCGGTCAGGCCCAGTCGGGTGCGCGCCAGGCAGATCACCTCGCAGGGGGTCAGCAGACTTCGGTACTCGGGAATCTCCCCGTCGCCGGGGTGGAAGGTCCCGGCGAGCTCGGGGTCACGGTCGAAGTAGATACCCACCCTGGAAGTCTACCAGAGTCGGGGTCAAAAAGCCCCTGATTCGCGCGTTTGTCTACCACGGGGGGCGGCCGGCGGGCCTGCGGGGCGATGAAAGTGGCTCTAGAGGCCGAACTCCGGGCGATTCCCCGACTTCCCCGACCTGAAGGGGGGTCCCTCGCGTACATGCGCACGCGTGCGCGTACATGCGAGGAAAAGGTCGGGGAAGTCGGGGATGTTGGGGAGAGCCTTTATTCATGCCTGTTTCCGGGGTACCTCAGGTCGGGGCCAGGTCGGGGCTAGTCGGGGAATCTTCCCGTAAAAGTCCGTTTGGGGGCGGTAGGTGGTCAGTCTATGGGGCATTTTTTACACGTGAGGCGGAGAAAAAGAGGTTCTTCCCGGGGAAGTCTTCGAGGGTCTCACGTCGAATCGGAGGTGCTGGGGGCCTTTCGGGAGCGCGTCCGGTTCATGCCGGAACTGGTAGACTATTGTTCACATTAGGGTGCCCAGGCTGAGATTTCTGCGGACGGGGAGGTCCTGCCCCCCGCCCCCCGCCTGGGGGGTCCCCCGGCCCCCATCAGCCCCCTCGGCCCCTCCGGCTTCGCCCCTGACCGGCCCAGGAGCCCGCCATTTCCCTTCCGACCCCCCTCCCTGTATCCCCGTACCAGCATGGGAATGCGGAATCCTGGCAAACCCGCACGGGCAAGGGGTCGAATCCCGCAAACCCGCACGGGGAGCCCGTCGCCAGAGTTATCCACAAAGCGGCAAGGTCGATGGGTCGAGGGGGTCGAGGTCGGGGAAGTCGGGGAGGGTGGACCCTCGACCCCCACCCCCGGGCCGGGGAGGGTGGACCCTCGACCCCCACCCCCGGGCCGGGGAGGGTGGACCCTCGACCCCCACCCCCGGGCCGGGGAGGGTGGACCCTCGACC